ACAACAGCAGCATCGTCCTGCTAAAAATATGAGGGCGCTTAGTTCCGACTCGGTAACCCTGCGTTACCCTATCCTAGTAATTACTATTCTAAAGAAAGTTTATGATCTATTAGTGTAACCCTAGGTTACTTTCTAACCAAGAATTTACCAATAATGAAAATTGAAATTGAATATGTTCCCAGCTATCCCGAGGTGGTAGCCGAGGAACCAACGCCGTTTGAAGCGGCCAACCTATCCTCAATCCGAGAACGTCTGAACGTTCTTCTTGGTAGTTTATCTGACCGAGAAAAGAAGGCTCTTGTTCTAAGGTCTCAAGGCTTAACCTTCCTTGATATGGGAAAAGAGATGGGTGTTTCTAGCACTTGTGCTAGCACAGTTTATCAGAAGGCTTTACAGCGTGCTAAATCTCATAGAAACATCTATTATTTCTTGGAGTGCATGAAATCTTTTTGCCAACGGTCGGGCAACCCTGTCCCAGATCACAGCCTATTAAACAAGACAATGTTTCTGCGCGGAGACTTGGAGAGAAAGAGGGAGGCCGAACGTAGAACAGTACCACTTTGGCTCAGGTATTTAAACGCATACAATGGGAAGGTTTTTGAAGAATCTCGGATTAAGAATCGGGAAAGGAGAGAGAAAGAAGAGGAGGAAGCTAGAAAAGAGAGGAAGAGGCAGGCATGGATTGAGGCTAACAAGAGGAAAAAATTAGCTGCTCAAAGGGAAGCCAGGAGAAAGGCCGAAATGATACGGGAGATAGAAAGGAATATATTAAGGGAGAAGCAGGAGAGGCAAACGGTAATGTTTGAGAAGCAGTTTAAGAAACATATCCTAGCAGAGATAACTAAGATGGCCCACCAGCTCCATGAATTGGCCGATGAAACTGAATCAATTGCCTTTGGTGGGGCGAGGCTGCACGAGAACAAAGGAACCAAAGAATTTAGGGTTATTTTTAAAAGACATGAAATATAAACCACCAAAATCAATGATCGACAATTTTGAGACGGTATTCAAAACCGTTTCAGACCTCTATGGTGTATCTGTTCAGGATATGCGGGGGAAAAGAAGGCAGCACCACATTGTAGAGCCACGCTTTGTGGCAATACACCTAGCCAAGATGACTGGCCGACAGGTTTCATGGCCATTGGTTGGCTGGTACGCCAATCGGGATCACTCATCCTGTGTCTATGCCGATGACAAGGTGATGGCTTGGAGAGATACGGATAAGAAGTTTAAGCAGAAGTTGGAAACAGCGGCGCAAGCAGTGTCCGCAGTCCTTTAATTAAAAAACAACCAATAAAACAAAAAAAGTATGGCCGAAAATAAAAAAACCACACAGCAGTTGACAAAAAACGATCCATCAATCAGGGATCTTGCTCTTGTCAGATATAAAAACAGAAAAGAACGGCGAGGCAGACCACGCAAGTGGATGCCTGGAGACAGGGTGAGGTTGCAGACTACTATCAGCCCCGAAACCCATGATCTCTTGCACCGTCTGGCGTATGAGCAGCACTGTTGCACCGGAGTTATCATAGACCGGATGCTAAAACCTGAACCAAGAGAACAAAACGAACCCTTGCACATTAAAATATGAAGACACCCGACGAGATTAAGAGGGAACTGAGCACCAAAATTGATAGGCTAATGGCCGATATGTTTCCTGCCGCAAAGCGGGAAGCCGGAGGTCGGTATGTCATGGCCGACTTGAGAGGTGATGTTGAGGGACGGTCTTGTAATGTGTTCAAGGCCAAGAACAGTAGTGTTTATGTTGCCAAGGATCACCAGACTGGGGAGAGTTGTAACATCTTAGAGCTGTGCCACCGCAAGCTGGGTGGATCGTTCTCCGAGACGATGAGATGGGCTCTCAAATTTTGTGGATTTGAGCAGATTAGAACAATCAAGAAGGAGGACAGGGTGGAGATTAAGGAGATTCCAGACACTGCGCTAAGAGGCTCCGAGGTTCACAAGTATATGGTTGAGAAGCGGGGGATCAACGAACGCACCCTTGGTAAGTACAACATCTTTGCCGAGGAGAAGAATGGCTCTCACTGGTGGGGAGCCCCGCTCTATGACACCGAGGGTCGTTGCCGGATGCTCAAATACACGTGCATCACCCGCATCGGGAACAAGAAACAAATCTATTCCACCCAACCTGTATTCAACACACCGTTTGGACTGCACCTAGTCGGGGAGGATGACCGGGAACTAATAATCTGCGAGGGTGAGATTGATTGTATGTCCCTGCACCAAATGCAGAAGGAGAGTAACATTCCAGTCATTGCTGTACCATCAGCCAGTAACCACGGGTGGATTGAGAACTGCTTTGAGATGCTGACTAGGATGGAACGCATCTACGTTGCCAGCGACATGGATGACGCAGGTCAGCAGATGTTTATCAAACTCTCTCAGAGGCTCTCAGCAGACCGCTGCTACCGTATTGAGATACCGGAGCCACACAATGATGTAAACGATTGGCTGGTCAAGGATCACCCCACTGAGGACGATCTAAAGAATCTCATGGATAGTGCCAAGGGCAACGAGCCGGAGGCTTTGGTGAGGCCCAATGATTTTGTGTTGCAGATGCAGGATTGTGTCACCCAACAAGAGAGGGAGAGGGAGTGGAAGAACTGGTGCTTCCAAGATATGCCTCTCAGTCTCAGGGAGAGTGAACTGTTTACCATTATTGGTATTCCAGGATCAGGCAAGAGCCAGATAGCATATCAGCTACTGCTACACCTAGCCAGCACAGGAACGAAGTGCATGGCCGTATCCTTTGAAGTTCCCATTGAGAACATGATGCTTCAACTAGGAACACAGCTCCTTGGAGAGGAACCCAAACATGAGCAGTGTTCTCAAGTTGCTGATGAACTTGGAGAGAACATATACTTCATTGATGACACCAACTTCCAAAACCGTGGAAACAATTGGGACGGTCTCAAGTCCGAGATAATTTTAGCCAAGCAGAAGTATGGAATAAATACCATTATGATAGACAGCTTCAGCTATCTTGCACCGAAGCTTGACTTTGAACAACAGGGTCTTATAGCTAAAGACTTAGCTAGGACAGCCGTGAAGCATCAGCTTTCAATTGTCCTAATAGCTCACGCCGATGCAAAAAGTAAAGAGAATGGGGGTACTAAGTATGCCCCTACCAGCCCTGGATCTATCCTTGGCAGTCAAGAACTGTCTCAGGCTAGCCACACCATATGCAGTATGCACCGCAACACTGCTAAGGAACTGGTCATGTCCAACGGAAGTGCTGAAGAGCAGGACAAATATAAGAAGCAAGGAGACAGCACCTTCACCTGCTTCAAGCAACGCAACAGCGGGGTCAACTTTAGTCGCGACCTTTGGTTTGATACCAAAACCCGACTATTCCAAACAAGCCCAATGTCCACCCTCTCACCAGAGGATGAGTATTGGTACAACGTAGACTAAATAATATGTCACAAATAAAAACCATAAAAACAGTGCGTCTCATGGGAGACGAACCAAGAAACACACCTAACGGGGATCTCTGGGGATTCTGGTTAGAATTTGACGATGGCACAAAAGGAGTTGCCAACGGCAAAAGCAAAGCCCCTCGTTGGGCAGAGGTGGGAGCCACAGTAGAGGCTACCGACTCAACATACAAGACCCCGAAGGGTCACACCAAATGGAAAATCTCAATACCAAGAGATATTCCACAGGACAGTCAAGGGTACACCGGACATCAGTCCAAGGATGGAACCGAGACGTTCTACAAACGACCGAACTACTCCAATAATAGCGGAGTAGACAAGGGAAGAGAGATTGCCATTCAAGCTTGCATAAACCAAGCTTGCCAAGCGGCAGTACAAGATAGCACGTTCAAGAGCAATGGATACAGTGAGCAATTTAAATACATTGTATTCTCCATTGCAAAGGACTTGCTAGAAGTGAGGGAAGCTATCCAAGAGGGCCGAGATTTGGTTCAGGAAGAAGGAGCACCATTCTAATTAAACTGCGGGGGCTCCGGCCCCCGCTTTATATTATGGCACATTTTTATGAAATCAAAAAAGACTCAGGCTTCCTTCGGGATGACCTGTCCACTCCCTTCCAAGCAAGGAGGGAATCCCAGAACAGTGGCAAGGCCATCGTTGCTAGTGTTACTGAGAAGCTGAAAGTGTATCCAGATTTCTTCTTTGAAACTTGGAGGACTAAGAAAGCCATCGAGCTTACCAAGGAACACCCACACCTCGATGAAGATAAAATCATTGAGATGATGTGGGGAATGAGGGTTCACCCGAAGACGGGTGAGGAGGTTACATCATCTTCTTGGGGAACCGAATGCCACAAGCATTTGGAAACTACCATTTGCGGGGGTCAGTGTCCCCAATCCTGGGAACCATTTGTAATGCCTTTCATTGAATGGGCAGATGACCAAGACCTAGAAGTTGTGGAAGTTGAGGGAGTTGTTTCCAACAGTGACCAAGAATTTAACACAGCAGGAACAATTGATCTACTGGCCGTACACAATGGCAAGCTTGCCCTCTTTGACTACAAAACAAGGGAGGTGGCAGAGCATCAGGACATTACCCGCAAGGCATATCACAAGGACGCTATGCAACTAGCAGCAGAATCTAGGATGGTGAGGCTTGCCAGCTACCTAGACTATGACCCGCCAATCCACACTGTGATCATCAACACTAACAACGGAGACACCCATGTTAAAACATGGACTGAGCAGGCACAGGCCAAGGCACTGGATGATGCCATCAGTTGCTTCATGTTCTATGACTTGGTTAATAAGATGCACAATAAATAAAAGCTAACAATAATAAAGTATGAAAAACACACACACACACACACATAGCACTCGATATACAGATCTGTTGAAGATCAGGTTAATCCTGGCGAGTGCAACTTAACCACATAAACACTATGACAAAAGAAGAAGAATCAGAACTGGAAGAAGCTTGGATCGACAAGAGAAGAGAGAAACAACGCGAGGCAATGCAGACCCTTCGCGAGAGCATGAGGGATTGGGCAAAACAAGCCCTGACAGAGACTAAAACCAATGAAAAATAGATAGTATGGAAAGAAAAATAGAGATTACTAATGGAGAAGGGCAGACCTTCTACATCACATATGCAATTGAGGCTTCCGAGCCTCGCACAATTGATCACCCCGGCTTTGAGGGACGCATCGAGATTCTCGGAGCTGCTAACGCGAAGGGCAGCACGTGCCACCTGAGCACTGAAATTTTAGAGGAAATGGTAGAGCGAGAGCTTAAAAATTACGCAGAAGATGAATGAGCTACACCTTTTTGCAGGAGCAGGGGGAGGTATCCTCGGTGGACAGCTTCTCGGACATACCACAGTATGTGCTGTTGAAATTGAAGAGTATCCAAGACAGGTCTTGCTGCAACGACAGCGAGACGGGGTGCTGCCCAAGTTCCCCATCTGGGACGATGTCTGCACCTTTGATGGGAAGCCCTGGCGAGGAACAGTTGATGTTATTTGCGGAGGATTCCCCTGCCAAGACATCAGTTCAGCAGGAAAGGGAGCCGGAATTGCAGGAAAGCGTTCGGGACTATGGAAAGAATATGCACGAATCATTGACGAGGTACGGCCTAAGTTTGTCTTCGCGGAAAACTCCCCGTTATTGCGGAAGCGTGGGCTTGACGTTGTCCTCGGAGACTTGTCCGAATTGGGGTATGATGCAAAATGGTGCGTGTTGGGAGCTTGGCACGTCGGCGCGCCCCATAAGAGAAACAGGATGTGGGTACTTGCAAACCACTCATCAGTACATGATTCCCACTCCAACAACCATGCCAGAAGCTCCGAACAAAAATGCAAACACAAACGGCCCGAAGAATTTGTTGGAGGTTGCTCAGAACAACTGGAATCCAGGCCAGATGTGGCCCACGCCTCAGGCACAGGATGCAAAGAACGTGAACCAAACCAAAAGTGCCTATCAAACATTACCGAAAACAATGTTGAAGAGCGAGGGATCTGGCAGATTGAACCCGCCGTGGGTAGAGTGGCTAATGGGGTGGCCCGTAGGGTGGACAGACTTAAAGCCATTGGAAACGGACAGGTATCAGCAGTGGCAGCAACAGCATGGAACATTTTAAATGAAGGTTTGGACTGAGGCTAGACTAAGATCTTTTATGATGTCCTGTGTTAGATCGGGGACTAGGAGGTGGGCTCCCAAATATCAAACACTCAATGAGTCGTTTGTTGAAAGCCAGAAGAACCCTAAGACCGGAAGGATGCGGAAGATGTACCGCTGTGCCATTACCAACAAACTTTTTCCGGCAAAGGAGATGCAGGTTGATCACATCGAGCCAGTAATCCCCGAAAAGTGGGGACGCAAAACTAAATATCTTGGGTACAATTGGAACGAGCTTCTTCCTAGATTGTTCTGCGGTAAAGAAAACTTGCAGGCAGTTAGCAAGGAAGCACACAAGGCCAAGACAAAGGAAGAGAATGCAAAGAGAAAAAAGAAATGAACGACAATGAAAGATTCAAAAAGCACCTAGCCAAAAGTCACGGGCCAGTTTGGAAAATTGCAAACCACATCAGCTCGATGGGTTATCCGGTGAACATACCACCAACCTTTGTCGCTCCATCACATGAGGAGTGGGAGGAGTTTGCCGATGACGGAGACCTGTATGTTGGTCAAAGGGTTGAAGTGAAAAAGCTAGGCGTTGATTTTACCGGAAAATCCGACTGGCCCTTCGGTTCTAAATTTATTGTGTGTGCTAAACATTCATTTGACAGAGCAAAGCCAAGGCCATATAGATATTACTATTTAAACAAAAGAGAAACCCATGCAGCAATTGTAAAGGGAAGCTCACATAAGAGCTGGTATTGCGAAACTAAAAAAGACTCACGTTATGAAGATATGGTGCAATCATTCTATATGTCTCCCATGCACTTGGTTAAATTTATAGAGCTATGAACAAAGATGAACTTAGAAAATTTGTAGTGAAACTATTTGAGCAGATGCTTAAAGTTTTATTAGAAAAGAACCATGATTACACCTCAGACTCAGACAATGCCCTTGCAAATTTTGATGCAGCCAATGACTTTGGTGTGGATGCAAAGAGGGGGCTGGCCGTAAGAATGGGGGACAAGTTTGGAAGACTAAAAACATATTACAAAAGCGGAACCCTTATTGTTAAAGACGAGGGAGTTGAAGATACTTTAATGGACATCATCGGCTACGCAGCACTGCTGTTAGCATCCATCCACCGAGACAAAAACAAAAACAAGAAAGCTATATAATGGACCTAGATAAATTAAAACAAGACTACGCTAACTACCTGATAAACACAGCAACAATAGATCATGTGAAAGATTTATTAACTTCGTCGTTGACTGTTGTGGGATGTGCCAATGTTCTAAAGGCAAAAGCTTCCAAAACTATCGACGAAATGAGCGATGAGCAGTGTGAAGAGTTAGACAACCAACTCAATCCACCAAAGGAAGAAGAAAATTTAGACGGTAATCCAGAAGAGTAATCTTTGGAAAAGGTGTTTTATCTTTTTCACCTTTCATTAAACCCGTCGGGGCCGAGGTCATTCTCGGCCCTTATTTTTTTAGTAGGAGATGCGTTTCCTAGAACCAGCAATCACCCTATCCTGAACGGAAAGTGGCTTGCTAGAAGAGTTTGGAGTTTTCCCAGTGAACCAACGTCCGTTTTTGAAGTGCTTGTGGCCTTTGTAATTTTTACCACCTAGCATATATATAGTCTTAGTTTTCATTTATCACTGAAGCAGGTGCAATTGATTCCAATGCGTTCCTAATCCTTAATTGATTTTCCACGCTCTCAGTCAAAATCCCTTTATCTTTTTGCTCTTGGATAAATTGACTTACGTATGCAGGTGGGATGCGTTCAATTTGAGACTGGTAAAATCTAGCTCTGTTTCCGTTCTCAACTCCTAGCCTCCTAATATCCTTGTCGCCCCTAGTTATTCCACGCTGCTTGTCTTGAAGCATTTTTCTAACTCTGCGTTGAACCGACTTGTTAGAAGCCGACAGTTCAGTCTGCAAAGCCATTTGCTTCTCAAGTGGATCGTCTATGCTTTGCAATCTAGTGATTACATCAAAGGCTTCTTGGCTGTTTAAAGAGTTCTGAGTGTTTTGCTCATACTCAAACAATTTTAGATCGGGCTCTATACCGGTGCGTTGCTCAAACCCATCTGCATAAGTTGAACCAAAGAATCTTCGGAAGATTGGAACGTCGTTAGCTTTAATTTCTTCCCGATTAAACAGCTTACTTGTAACATCAAACAACCTTAATGTTTCAGTTCCCGCACCACCAAAGCCAGTCTGAAACATATAGAGAAGTTTTTCTGGGGATACAGGAGCACCAAGATTTTCTAGTTCCTTGGAAAGCTCAATGGCAATTTCACCACCCACAGTTTTTGCAGTCCAAGGATTTACCTTAGCATATGCCGCCATGTTCTGATCCATCAAATACTCAGGAACAATCTCTCTACCCAAACCATCCTTGTTCAATGATGTGAGTTCTAAGATTCTCCTTGGTACAGTTGGTATCAAGCTGCCCCCAGTCGGATTGTATCCATCTAGGATGCTTTGACCTATACCCTTGATTATCTGATCGGTTGAATCCAACCTTCCAGGCATCGCTGCCAGTTCCTCTGCGTCTAGCAACCCTGCTGCTGCACCAGCCTTATAGCTTTGATTGTGCATCATTCGGGCAATGCCATTTGAAGCAGTCCATATTGGGGAAATTTCATGGGCCAAAGGGAACTGAGAGTAAGACAAGCTTCCATCCTCACTCTTGAATGGATTAAGCACTACCAGATTCTTGTTCAGTCTCCACTCGCTCTTATCCGGTCCACCCTTTACTTTGTTTCTCCAGTCTGGATCGATAATGGAGTTGTATGTCTCAATCAACACAGCAGTTCCAAGTGTTGCGGCCAACACTGGTTTAAAAACCTTGGGGTCTTTCAAACTTCTCCAAAAGTTCTTGGTCGATTGAATACTAGGATTTGAAAACAAATATAAAGCTCTAAGCTGCTCGCCGCGAGTTCCCTTTTGTTTTGGATCAAAACTGGCATTGCGAGCCGCCATAGCCGCATCCTTTCCACTTTTTCCTCCTTGAATACTTGCTCGGTAAACGCTAAATCTGGTTGAATCTTCAACCATTTCATTAGCCTTCCTTACAAAATTGTTAAAAGCAGCAACTCGTTTCTTGGTGGTGCTTTTATTAGAAAAATCAAAATCCTTAACGTCTTTTTGTATCTGTCTAAGAGTGTCTGTAGCTATACCTCCAGCCGATCCACCGTCAGCAACAAATCTTTCATATAAAGCACCTAATCGTTTTTCTTGACCCTGAAGAGGTTGACCAAAAAGTTTTTTCCTTATTACGTTTATTTCTTGATATGTGCCTTTTGGATTTAAAACAGATGTCAAAGCTGATGAATCCAAATTTCTATATGTATTCAAAGCACTAACAACACGGTCACGCATAAGATTGGGAAGCATGAATGATGGGTTATATCCGGTATATATAGCACCAAGATATTTATTTATGGCATAAGAGCCCTTCATTAAGCTACCCATATCGTTTTTATTCACTCCCCTAACAGCAGACCCAAGTTCTGGAGCCACTCCCTCGCTAAAATCTAAATAATACTTAATCGATGGTTGCTTCACCTTTTCGCCACCAATTGTTTTTGTAACTGTATAAGGTTTTGATGGATCAAAGACGGTTATGACAGGAGTATCTTTTGTGAAATTTCTGCCAGAAGCTGTTTCTTTCCGAACCTTAACAATGTCACCAGCTCTTTCCTTATTGGCTGGATCTTCCAAAAGTCTCTTAAAGACCAAATTAGCCTTGTTGGCTTCGGCTAGCTTTATTGCCTCTATGTTGGCCGTAACCAGATTTTTCGTAATAGAAGCCTCAAGCTCCGCACTTCCTTTAACTTCTTTGAGTGTGCTTGGTTTAAATACAGCCCTACTAAAGAAAAAATTTCCTGCTTGATCTGGATCTAAAGAATCATCAAGCAATCTTTGCAAAGGAACATAGTCTGGATTCTCTTTAAACTGATTGTATGTAGTTTGGTTTATTATTTTACCTTCATACAAAGTTTCAGCTATGTCAGATGAAAGTTTTTGAGCTTGTTTTACAGCACTAGATGCAAACGGAAGGACATCAGCATCAAATTTCTTTACTATTTTCTTGGCGTTCGCAGTTGTCATCTCGTTACCAAGAACACTAACACCAGCACCACCATCAAACTTAACCTTCTTGTTATATGTTGGAGCGTATTTAGCGTGTAAATACTCATCTATCCTATTACTAAGCTGCATAGGATTTAGGTTAGCTTTGCTGGATGCCTGTCTTATAGAATCCGTATATCCTTGGAACTCGGAATCCAGTTTATTCATCCTTCTTTCAGCTATTGGCCTAGATAAACGCAAAGCTCTGTAAGCATCCGTTCCCTCTTCTATTATTTCTCCTTTGTTTTTTCCTTTTTTCGTAACAAACACATCTGGCTCAACCTTAAGCCTTCCTGTTCCAGCGTATATTCCACCGCCAGATTGGTCTTGTTCTTGCAAAAGCCTGATCAAATCGTCGTCAAACTGCTCGCGTCGATTCAGTATTTCCTGCTGCATCTTTTGATTTGTTTGTTTAGCGTTGCGGAGTGCAGAAGATTCAGCAGCATTGGCTAGGTCTACAGCATCTGGGTCTTTTTTGCGTAACGCATCCATCATGCGTTCGGGTCTGCGTCCAGCAAACTTCTCGTAGCTTTTAGCAAATCTTTCTGCTGTCATACCAAAGCCAGCACCAAGAACAGAAGATGTTATTCCTGCTTTGGCAAGTTCAGACAAAGTGGGCAAGGTTCCCTGTTCTATGACGGATTCAACAGCAGTTGCTCCGGTTCCAATGGCTCCACCCAAAGCTGCGTGTTGGGCTGTTCTCGTAGCTAGGCTAGCACCCTTTCCAATTGCTCCAAAAGGAATAAGATTAATCAGAGTGTCGGCAACCATTTCTCCTTGGGACAAATCTTCCCCAGGGCGTGACATCTTCTGCCTGAAATAAGAGCCTCCAAGACCCCCAGAAATGGCTCCCACCAAATACCCTATGCCTCCTCCTACGGCCATTCCCAACGGGCCACCTGCGGCCCCTATGGTGGCTCCTGCGGCGGCTCCTCCTAGCTTGGCACTTTCGCCAACGGCTATTTCACCGGCAATGCCAAGGCCGGTTCTAGCAAGGGAACCACCACTTCGGGGAGCAGCAGCTTGAGCTGCGGCATCTTCCCTAGCTAGTTGAACAATTTCATCTCTGGTAGCATCTTCCGAATGCTCAACCCGAACAGACTGACCAGACTTTAGGTTGACGGTAGTAAAGGGCATTAGTTTTGTGAAGCTGGCTCGTTAATCACTTGCTCTGCAGTATTGCGAGAACCAATTCTTTCCAAAATAGATGCTAATCTTTTGGTAGTTGGATCACCTGCCCAAGGAATTAAATCAGCCCAAAACCCAGGTTTCATTCTGTCATCAACAATGACTTGCAAAGCAACAGGAGCACCAAGTTCACCAACCCGACCCATGTAAGCGGCTGAACCACCAATGTATTTCTTTTGGTAGCGATCATTCGGCTTGGAATACTCCTTGCCCTCTATCTTCTTTCTAATTTCTTCATAAATATTTCGGTTTATCTGGGCAAGGTTTGCGTCAGTCTGATTAGCCATTGTTCCCTCCATTCCCATATCTTCAAAGGTCAAACCACCATTAGCTGCTATCAGCATTGTGTGATATTCTGTCTCCGTTATTCTGTTAGAAAGATTTTGGGGCAAAGCTGGAAGTGCTTCAT